CCACGGATACTGAACCAATAGAAAAAGATGCAGATAAACTTGTTTCTAATACAACAGGAACAAAAGCCTCTCCTTGAGAAGCTGTGATTTCAAAACTTGTAGGTGTAATTATTTGATCTGGAACATCTACTGAACCAACATTAGATGTTATTGATAAACCAGTTGGAAATATTGTTACATCTTTAAGTTCGCCCCACTCACCATCATTCCAAGCTTGTGCACCCCAACCTGTTTTTAAAGTTGTATCAGCATTCCAATAAGCTTGGCCCCAGGTAAACCTGCCCCATCCTGAAGATACCGACATGGTCGGCCTCCTATGCTAGTCTAATGATTGCTGTAGTCGCTGCTGCTGCTGGAAATTCTATTTTAAAAGTTCCATTACTTGCTGTTTTGTCACCACCAAATGCAATTGCACAAACAGCATCAGTAGTGCCTGAACCACCATCTGTTGTTGTATTATAAATTAATGCAGCGTTTGCAGTAAAAGAAGCAGAAGAAAAAGTTACGTCAGCAAAATCTGTAAATGCTGTTGTTGAAGATAATGATACGCCTTGATTTGTTAAAGTTGCACCACCCGCAGTGTATGCAGTTCCAGATGTATTTGTAATTTCTTCTGATGTTGAATAGTCTGTTGTAGAAGCACCTAAAGTTGCAGAACTGTCAAATAAAGCAATTTTAAAAGTGTGACCACCTGAAGATTCAAAACTGTGTTTACCTTGTAAAAGCTCTTGTTTAAAACTTGAACATATTGCGCTTGTATTTGCCATAATCTATTCTCCTACGGGTTTGGTGAGTTTATTGGAATACGAATAGCACCATCTGTATAGTCATCTCTTCGTCTTCTACCAATTTGCTCACTAGCAAACTTTTGTACTTCTTGTTTATACTTATTTTCATACAAAGTCAACATATCCATTGGACCTTTTAAAAATGCATATGCCTCTGATAAACAACAATACAAAAGCCCATTTGGAAAGTTCATGCTAATATAATTAGTGTTATCGCCCTCTAAAAGATCAGGGGCTTTATTAAAATGAACTCTAAATCTATAAGTTGTGTTTGGAACTGGAGCTACAAATATTCTACCTGATGTAGTATCAGACTCTCCTGTAGCACCACCAAACATTGCATAATATTTAGGTTGACCTTGAGCTGCTGATGTTCCTGTAACATCTTGATACTCTTGAAGATATGTTACATCTTTCTTCTCTAACCATCTATTAGCTCCTGTAATTTCTGATCCTGCCGTATCATAAACTTGTATACCTCTAATAAATACAGCTCCTGCAGGACAGTTAATAGACTCTTGTCCAGCCACAAAATTACCTAATTGTTGTTTTCTATCTGCATCTATAGGCACATCTCTAAATATTCTATACTGTGCATTTAAAATTATATTTTCTAAAACAGAATCTGATAAAACATTTGAATCTGTTTCAGTATAACTTCTTATTTGTGTTTTTAATCCTGATGCACTTAATCCAGCCATTACGCTACTATCTCCTGACAAGCTTTACAGCTTTTTCTAAATCTTAAATGACTTGGGCAATGTTCTGGTTTATAAACTGGAACATCTGGTTCTGGTGTTTTTAGATATAATTCTGCATGTTCATCCATATCTTCTGGACATGCGCATTGTTTAATACCAATTAATTTACAAATAAAATTTTTTATTTTTTTAATCATGGCGTTATCGTAACTGGCCCTGCAGACACAGTTGGTCCTCCTGAATCTTCTGTTATACTAGGAGTTGAACCTAGTGTAAACGTATATTTATCTGTTGTAGTCACTGTTATACTAAAACCTGAAGAGCTTTCATAAGCCGTAAAAGCTACACCTCCAGGGCTTCCTTGTACGTTTCTAAATCTCACTGTATCTCCCGAAGTTCTTCCATGATTATTTTCTGTAACAGTTATTGTTGTTGATGATGCTGTGGTAGAAAAAGGATTATTACCTAACATAACAGCGACTGCTGGTTCTGTTCTATCTATTCTAACGTGTCTTAAAGAAATTCCATCTGCACTACTTGGTTTTGGTTCTAGTTGTGGCTGTTTTGGTTCAAACTCAGATACATGAACTAATGATCCATTCCACTCTCTAACCATCTCTCGATATGGAAATTCTAAACCAGATCTATCCGATATTGCTTTAGCGTATTTACCTGTAGCGTATTTAGTCATTATGCTCCTGGATAATAAGTTTTAGGTGTTATATGTGTGCTAGATGCAGAGCCATCTTCTGCTAACGCTCTAGCAAATTCATCTTCATAAGCAAGTTTCATAGCTTGAATCATTTGTGGTTGATATTTTTGTGATAGATAATATGCAAGTCCTGATACCATGCAAGGAACAAATCTAAATGGAACATCAGTTGCATTAGTATAATCTCCGACATCTTGTATTCTTTTAATATAATAAAAATGCATATCTTTAGATGCATTAGTTGAATCTGGTGTTGGATAAACATGTATTCTAACTTTATCAATAAATCTCTCTACCCAATATTGATTAGGAGTTCCTTTTGATAATTTATTTGAAAAACCTGCATAGGTTGATCTATCTACTTTTGTCATCGGACTATCTGATTGTGTAGTTTGAGTTCTATTAGATCTTAATTGTGCTTCAAGAATATCAGATACACCATACACTCCGTTAGGGGTAGAGGTAGCACTTGTACCATCTCCACTAGATCTAAAAAAATCATATTCGGCTTGTCCCTCAATTAAATCTAAATCAAGTTCATCTATTTCCCAATAGTGAATACCTCTATTACCCCATTCTTGAAGTAATATATTAAGAGATCTTCTTGCAGATTTTAATTGATAACCAGCAACGTTTTGTAAACCAATACGTTCAAAAGATTCTTCTACTATTTCATCAATAGCAAAAGTTTTATCGAACGTTGCTGTTCCCGAAGTAGTATTAGCCATTTAAACTCCTACGATTCGTAAACTTTAATCCATTCACAAACGATTGTACCTGTGTCTCCACTTGTGCAAGCTGGTAAAACTACGTTTACATCTCCAGTAAAATTTGTTGCTTCAGTGTTTTTTAATCCACCAAAGTCACTATAATCAAATTCCATTTCACCTGCTAATGTTTGAAATACCACATCTGTGTCAGCATCCCATTGCATTCTAATCGCATCGGCTGGTGCTGTTACAGAAACATTAAATCTAACTTTGTTTAGTCTTACAGTTTTGCAAGTTTTACCATTGTTTGAATTTAAACCAGATACATCAACTATCTTAGTCGTGCTACCTGTTCCATCTGAAACCACATTGTAGTGTGTGATTAATTTTTTTGCTCCATCAAATACAGTTGTATTTAATACTGTGTCTGCCATGTGTTGTCCTCCTTTTAAAGGACGCCTGCATTACCAGGCGCCCCGAGTTAATTATTAACTATCTGCAAAAGGTGTTGCCTCAGTACCTGTACCGATTAACACTGCTTCTACTAAATATACGTTATCTTCAAGTGCAGTAATAGTAACTGTGCTACCTTTATCTCCACCTGTAGTTCCACCGTTCATGCTGATAACATCATTGGATGATGCTGGTGCGAATGTGCTGTTAGTTCCATCTGCTACGTTAACAACAGTTGCATGACCAACAAATTTGTCAGTTCCATCTGTTTTGATATCGCAATCAGTTGAATCTGTGCCTACAAAAAATTTGTAGACTGCACCTAAGTGATTATCCACGTTAGGATCATTGTCTCCAGCTGTTCCACCTTTGCTATCCGCTTTGATTGTTGGAAGTGTGATTGCTCCATCTGCATCATTAACTTTAATAACTTTACCTGCGTGAGCAGCAAAAGTTAAAGTAGTTTCCGATGTAATATTAACAATCGAATCAGGTCCCGCAGTAACAAATCCTCTTTGAGATTTTACTGGTCCTGAAAATGTAGTTTGTGCCATAGTATTATCCTCCTAGTTTCCGTTTATGTAGTCTCTAGGCCGTCGACTATACGCGTCTACATAAACAATTTTGTATAGTAATAAAAGTATATACCACATTTTAGTAGAGCGCAAGAGAGCCTGTAATGTGAATTGAATTTATTCAACGATTATGGCTAATTACTTCTCTGACTTTTCTGTCAATCTTAACCATATCGAGAGTGTATCTACCCTCTTTCAGATGCTCCTGCTCCCATTGAAGATCTAGTCCCTTCTTTTTTGTGTAAAGGGTCTCCAGTTGTTGCATTATCGCCTCCATCTATAACCTCCTCATAGGTTATTCTATTTACTCTTGGATCATGCATTTCTCCAAGATGTTCCCATTTTATATCATTTTTTCCCAACTTGTCAATGATAGCATTTTCTATATCTATGGGACCGTCTAAAGACTGAATAATAAAATCTGTTCTTAATTGATATGCAAATATTTGGACTCTAAATTTTTTCATGTTCTCACCGTTAATAATAAATGGGGCCGTTTTTAGGCGGCCCCATAAAAAGAGTTAATTACGCACCCTCAACGCCAAAGATACCTCTAGGGTCTGATACTCCAAATGAGTATCTTTCTCTAGCTTTGTATCTCACGTTTCCAGTGTCGAAATCACCTTCCATTGCAGTTGTCAATGGAGCTCTTGTGAACATTTTCATACCATTTGGTACGTCTGTAATGATGTAGAATGCATCAGAGTCAGTTAGGTAATTGTTCACTCTATATCCTTGAGGAACCATTCCCATTGAAACGAC